TTGGATATTTTTCTACTTGTAGTGCGAATAGAGACTTACCTGAATCCTCTGGAACCCTTATTATGTTGCAAACAATCCTACAGTATATATTGCAACATCCTGACATTCTAAGTTATACTAAAATTCGTCTTGATGATAATTCCCACAAAGAAATACTGTCGTTTGAAGACGGCAAGGTATACAAGGCAAGATTGATGGATATGTATTTTGTGTCAACAGGATGTACATGGTATTCCTCGTTGGCACCTATGTTTCCTACACGAGTGATCGATGATGAAGTATATCAAAAAGGACGTAAAAATATTTTATCTATATCATGGAATACATTTTTCTCACGACTGGTTTCAACGGACGATGAGATGTGGCCAATGACATTACACGAAAGAGAAACGTATTTCAAAAATTTATTTGCGGTGAAGAATATGAATGAAAGAGCATGTGATATATTGAACGGGATTCGTATGGATAGGCATTATAGTATTTTGTTTTATAAATTTATGGACGCGATGTTGATTGCAATGCATACCAAATCGATGTTCGGACGAAACTGGACGATTCCTTTGCGGGAGGGGAAGATCTTGTGTCCAACAGGATATCATGATGTTTTGAGTTGCCAGAACAAGAGAGGATGGGCAATTCCTCCTGCTTATTTTACGTATGTGAGTGTCGAGGAATACAATGCAGTAAAATTGTCCATACAAGTTCCTGAAGGCGAACTGTTGGAAATTCCAGAACGTGTCAATTTGTCCCATTACAATCCTCAAACAACACCGAATGAATTCGATGAAATTGAGGTTAATACTAATTACTTGTCGTTTATTACTGACAAAAAAGAATAATTTATGTGATATGTGATCAAGGTCCCTATTGTACTGCATCGGCAATCCATTGGCGAATGGTTGCAACAGCGGCATCAATGGAATGCCCGTGGTCTGTGGAAACTTCCAGAACGGGAAGATGGGCTGTACGCATCCAATGGGTGTGTTGGTCGTGTAGGTGATGCAGATATTCCATGGGGATCTTCTCCTCACCGGACCGGCCACGTTCGTGAATGCGTTCCTTGGCGGTTTCAGCGGAAGTAGTGAGATGAATAATACCTTTTACAGGGAGATTCGCAGCATAATGATTGAACCATTTGAGATACAGGGACCATTCCAGGTCATCCATTTTCCCCTCACGATGCAACATTTCTGCAAATACGTAGCGATCTGTTAGAACGGACCGCTCCGTAACAACTATGGGCCATTTTCCTGGAGAGGGCTTCCACTCACGGAGAATCCGCTCCGTATCCAAGAGACGTGTTAGAAGTGCACAGTTTTGAAAGGTATAGCACCAGCGGGCAGTATCACGATAAAAGAGTTCCAGGAGATTCTCGCCCTCCTGGTTTTTCAGGGTCACCCAATCTGCAACAGGTTCTTGGACAACGGTGATCTCTGGAATTCGCTCTCGTAGGGCATCCAATAGAGTCGATTTTCCTGCACCAATATTACCATCGAGACTCAGGATAATAGGGGAAGTTGCATTGGAAGAAATGGAGATCATTGTAGGATGTGGGGAATTCGTGTAATAACAGGGTATCTAAAGACATGTAGATGAGATTTAAAGTCAATTTTTACCCCATAACTAAATGAACTATCATACCGTATATATTAACTTAGACAAACGTACGGATCGTAGAGAACATATCGAAGCAGTCCTGAATTCTCTACAGATTCCCATAGATCGTCGGCATCGTTTTCCGGCCATATATAATTCAAGTGGATGGGTGGGATGTACACAATCTCACTGTGCCGTTATTGAGAAGGCAAAGAGTGAGAAATGGTCATCTGTTCTTGTGTTGGAAGATGATTTCTCCTTGAATGTTTCACCCGAGGAGTTTCATAGGACTTTGTTGGAAGTAAAGGAAATCCCCCACGACGTTCTTTTACTGGCGTATCACGTGGAGGCATCCGAGGAAGTTCCTGGATATACAAATGTATGTCGTACTTTTTCTGCACAAGCCCCAAGTGCCTACATAGTTCACTCCCATTTTTATGATCGTTTGTTGGAAAATTATAGGGCTGCTGTTGAAGGGGCATTTGCAGGTGGAAATCACTGGGACTATATTAACGATCAGTATTGGAAACGGCTACAGGCCGATCGCAGTACTATGTGGTTATATTGTACACCACGTCTTGGTATTCAAAAAGCGGGATACAGTGACTTGGCACAGGCTCATGTAGAGTATAATGTATAGTTCAAGGACCGCGGCGAAAGTGGACTGAACAGGCTCCCGCTAAGGATAGGAAGGAGAACACTGTGCACACAACTACAAGAACGTTGTTTAGTTGAATAACTGTACGCAAGTCATCGACATTCGTACAATATGTTTGAAGTATATTCATTTTGCAGAGAGTGTACAGAGGAACCACTTATAAAATGCAGACCACGATGCGGTAAATAGAAATGTATTGGATTTCCATGAAACTATGTAAGAATCATTTTTTTTGGATATATAACCATTTCGACTGACCCAATCCCACAGTCCCGATTCAATTGTATGTTCTGTTACTCTTGAGTGAAAGCCACATGCATCCCATATGTATGCGGCTTCCTTCTGTTGAGGTCTTGTAAAGTGATTCTTTACTCCCCACATATCCTCCAAATCTTTGAAAAATTTATCCATACTTGGATCCAATTCATCAAAAACGTCCATCTTAGTAAGAGGTGGGGAAAATGGAGGAGTTTATTTTAGTTGTAGCACTCGTCTTGGTTTTAATTGTCCTTTGGAAACAACCAAAGCAAACAAAGACAAAGGAGGGATTTCAATCAGGTGTAGGAGAATTAGGAAACGATGGGAAGGGTGGAAATAAATCCGGTATAGCTCTTCTTATGCGTAAACCGATTGACTTGATGCTTTGGTTGGAACATCATCGTAAAGCGGGAATTGATAAATTCTACATTCGTCTTGAAGACTCCCCAGGGATTGCGGCCTTTCTAAAATCCCAGAAGGATGTTTGGTTTGAAGAGGCAGAAAGTGACAAAGAGAACAATTATACTACTCTCCAAAAAAGACAGATTGACTTTGTCAACAAGATTCTTCCTATGGCACGGAAAGACGGCCTCGATTGGCTCTTTCATACAGATGCCGATGAATTGTTAGAGGGAGATATTCGATCTGTGTTGGGAAACATACCGACCAACAAGAAAGTGGGGAAGATGAAGAATGCTGAAGCCGTGTATTCTGAGGATGAACCTACGTGTTTTTCTACAAAAAAGTTCATTCGGTGCGATAAGGGTGGTCCCTGCACAGCCTATGTAAATGGAAAAGGGTGCGGTAGAACGGAACCAGGTGTACAACTCGCAGGACCTCACGACTTTGTATATACTTCTGCACCAAATTCGGTGTATGATATTCCTTTTGAAGATCTCCATGTCCTACATTATGATTCTTGTACTCTGGGGTCCTGGATGGAGAAATTTACTCATCTTTCCAAAAATGCCAAATTAGACGATATTGTGTTTGGGTATTACAAACAAAGTATCGAGGCAGCCAAGGAGGCTGCGAAAGTATATAGGGAACATAAGATGCGGGAGGATATGAAACCTGAATGGTCCTATGAACGACCAAAACTCTAAAACTCTACGTCTGAAATCGTTTCAGAAGGGTTTTCATAGACCCACCGAAGAGTCCTGGGAGTTTTCCTTGGGTTGTTAGGAAGTATGCACCGACAATGGCCAGGACAAACAGAATGATTCCTAACACCATGGCCCACAGAGGAAGTTCTGTAGGTTTGGACACATCTGGAGGATTGGCTACATCTGTAGGTTCTGTGCTCGGAGGATTTTCGAATCCTTCGCGAACCGGTTTTTCACGAATCCATACGTTGATGGCATATTTGATCTTGTCGGATTGAACCTCCTCACCTGAATGCATGGACTTGTCATTCACTTTTCCGTCAATCATGTTACGAAACCATACACATCGACCTGTCCTGGGATATACCTTCATTGCATAGTGTTTGAACATGGTGGATCCGCCATCTTCCATGTCAAAATCATTCAGATACACGAGAAATGTATGTTCGCGTTGATTACTGGAAATTGCATCGTACCAGTCGTAATGCCATTTGTATTGTTCCCCTTTGGCATATCGAACCAGTTGTAGGCCTTCACAGTGAGATTCAGGAACACCTGCCATTTTACAGGCACGAGCACGAATTTCCTTGACTACGGGATCTTCATCGGGTAAAAAATACGTGGAGGAAGTACGACCACCATCTACCACATCTTTTCCTGCAGCATCTACAACTGTGGATCGTTTGCACATATGCTGATAGGTGTCGATTAGATGTTGGCATTTCTGGGGGTCTAAAAACCCCTCCATAACTTTGCAGGGTTCTTCTAAGGATTCCATTCTGCATCGGGATACGGAAAAAAACATCACTTTTATACAAATGGACGCATCCCAGTACTTACGGAGACTCGCCGAGAGATGTCCAAAAACTGTGAGTCGCAATACATGTGTTGATGCGAGTCTCTATACACAAATGAAAGGTTTGGCTGCCACAACTACCTACATCTCTCCTGCTTTTGTTGAGACATCAGCACCCGTTGTTCCCTTGCCTTGTGAATTAGGTCGTGATGTAGGATTTGGACTCGGTAATAGTGGTTCTGTGGAGCCAGTGAAACCAGCAGCAGGTTGCCCCTCCCAAGGTGTCTGTGAGTTTTTCAGTAATCGGTACACGACCCCGACAATCGAACTACCTGGGTGTTCCTATCCTACGTATTCTACTACCTATGTGTCTGCATGTGTTCCATGTGTACAAGGTACTACAACGGAACAGACAAGGGCTGTTCAAATTCGTGTGAACAGGGACCGTAAGGAGTGCTGTTAGATTTCTAAGCAATAGATGCAACTGCGAGAGCATCCGCCTTTGCATTTCCAATGGAATGTATGTCTCGTCCTCCTGTGTGGGCCGAGACATGAAAGAGACGTATTTTTGTTCCTCGCGACTTCCAGATATCCCACATTGGTCGCAGGATGTCCTGGTGCAATACTTCACCACCGGTGGCTTTCCGCCATCCTTTGGAGGCCCAGAGCGGCCCCCATTCTGTGAAACATTTCAAGGCGTATTCGGAATCTGTGTGAATATCCGCACCTGCTGGAGAGGCCATGGCCTGGGCAAAGGCCCATTCTAAAGCTCGTAATTCAGCCCTTTGATTCGTCTGAGGTTCCGACCGGCCTAAAGGACGTGACACAGTTGCTCCCTCACCTTTGGAGTGCATGATTATTCCTCCAAATCCCGCAACAGCCCCTTTACGACCATTAGCTCGACAAGCACCGTCACAATAAATACGAATGCGTTCTGTAGGCTCTGCAGGTTCAACTATGGGCTGTGTAGGAGTTCGAAAGTAATCGGTTATTGAAGGACGGCCACAGAAGAATAGGGGTGATACTGACCGATTCAATGCGTGGTGTACTCTTTGTAGGAGAGGGTGTAAAAGAGAATCCTCGGCGGCTTCTGGTTCCACAGTCACCCATCGGGCCGCCACAAGTGCCAGGGTCTTTTCCTCACCTCCTACACCCTCCGCATAAGTTCTCAGCTTTGTTGGAAGATCCATTGCCATTCCTTTGCCTTTTCTGTAGATATTTCATATTTTACTTGCTATTTATAGAAAATTAACTGTATATGTTACTTTAACGTAATGGTACAGCTGCTACAGGTAAATTTAGCATCGCCATTTTGGCAGAACTGAATGATGTCGTAAATAATTCAATAGAAAATTCAAAGTATAATACCTAAGTAAAGAATGGATACACACACCTTTTATGGTCTGTTTCACGTGATTTTTGTCGCCCCCCTGCTCCTTTGGGTAGGCATGAAACGTGATACAGTCCCCGAATGGACTTACACACTCCTCCTCATCCTTGGTGCAGGTATTCTGGCATATCATGCATTCCGTGCATGGACCAAACTTTCTGCGGGAAAATCCGCATGGGTCAATTGGATTCATATCCTCCTCGTTGCTCCTTTATTCCTCGCGATCGGTTGGCAAGGAAAAGAAACCCCACGGCGTTTCTTTGAAATTCTCATTATGATGGGATTTGCCGCACTTGGATATCATGCCTATCATTTGGCAGAATCCATGTAAAAAACACATAATTGAAGTATTGGAATTACTTCATTTTCGTCAACATACCTTGAAATTCCTCAGGAGCAGGACAACATGTCGGTGCATGATAGAAATAGGCTGTAGAGGATGCAAAGGATTTATCACACTGTTTACAGGCCTTTGCAAAAGCTGGAATCCACTCTTTGCAATGGGTCCGTGCAAAATGAACAAGAATATTCGCCTTTGTCTTAGCCGATTGTTGGCATTCAGGAAAGGGACAGGTAAACGAAACCCCTACATAGGGATTCTCGCCTTCTGTATCCTCAGGATGCATTGTCGCCATATGTTGTAGATAGGTACTTTTTTGAATAAATTTTTTATCAGGGCATTGTGAACATACAAATTTACACTCTTGGGAATGTTTGGATTGTACATGATAATACATTGTATTTTGTTTTGCACATCGTTTTTCACAGTGTCTGCACTGAAACTCACCTGTGTCAATACGGAAATAATCGGAAGCAGCCATTGGAATGTAGGAAATCGAGATGTATAGAACACACAGGAATAGATCGATTTCAAGAAGTTTCAATTTTTTACACCATGATATAAACAGATTTTAAAAAATATGGCGGATTGGGACAAAATGCTTGTAATGACAGAATCCCGTCCATGTTCAATATTACACCGAAGAATTATGAATGTAAAACTTGAATAGATAATTTGACTTCCAGGCTTGTTTTAACACAACCATGTCAAAACTTCTTCATACACTTCAAGATGGAACAGAGGTTCGTCTTCTCTCTGCACGTCTATTAATTGCGATTCCAGTTTGGAAAAACAATCGTAACCTCCATAAGGATCATGTTGACAAGTTGCTACGCGATACAGCCAAAAATCCAAAGGTTCTCGATCACAATTACTTTGTAGGAGTGCTCGAGGAGGAAGATGCTGCCGGTAAATCGGTTGAACAACCCTATATTATTGATGGGCAACACAGATATCACGTGCTCCGCCAGTATTTCCAACAGCCACATGCGGAAGATTTCGAAGTGATGGTCTATCAAAAACGCTGCTCAACGGAGGCGGAGCTGATTGATACTTTCAACGCAATCAACACGATTCAGCCACTCAAGTTATGGGAGGATGAGGCCTCTATTCTCAATAGCTATGTCGAATCTCTGATGTATGAATTTAACAAGAAAAAGGTGCAATGGATTCGTCCTGGGAATCCACGGCGTCCGTATCTTTCTTCAGAAGCATTACGAGAAGGACTAAGGGCTGTCTTACCCCATCTTGTGAAAAGCCAAGAGGGTGCCGAGGAATTTGCCAGACAAGCACGTCTCTGGAATGATCGTCACGTCAAGGACGCAGATGGATTTGTGTTGGAAATTCGGGCACGCAAGGATGCGGAGATGTTTGAGAAAGGGGCGAAGGCAGGATTTGTGTTGGCATATCATGAGAAACTGCGATGGATTGAGGATATTGTTAGAATTAGGAATGGAAATGGAACCATGCGGTAATCTAAAAATAAATGTCCTCCTAAAG